CCAACTCCCACTCCCACCATGAAGGAATACAGTATAATATTAACTGTATTCCAGTGGGACTATGCCACCATTCCGATTCTCAGCAAAATATGGACTCTTCACGTACGCCCAGTGCTCGGACCTTGATCCTTTCGCAGTGGTTAACCACTTTGCATCTCTACGAGCTGAGTGCATCATCGGACGAGAAGAGCATGCTGATGGGGGAATTCATCTACATGCTTTCTGCATGTGGCAACGACGATTCGAGACTACAAGCCCTCGAAAATTCGATGTTGAGGATCGCCACCCAAACATTGTCGCAGGATACGGCACTCCGGAAAAAGGTTATGACTATGCAACAAAGGATGGAGATGTGGTCGGTGGAGGCCTTGAAAGACCGTGCGGAGACAGCGTGGATAAATCTGGCTCTAAGTGGAGCGAGATTACAGCTGCGGAATCTGCAGCAGACTTTTGGGACCTTGTTGGACAAATGGACCCACGTTCGCTTTGCTGCAATTTCACCTCCCTCCAGAAATATGTGGAGTGGAAGTACAGGACCGACCCTGCCGACTATGCAAGTCCGCCAGGAATACAATTCGACTTGGCTAGATCACCAAGATTGTCTGACTGGTGTGGAGCAAACATTAATGTTTCTGTAGAAGGTAAGTTAATAACATGGTGCCCTGCGGGCGGCAGACCCTCCGGGGGTGTCTAAGGAGGTGTGCCTACCGGCCTCTTCCAGCGGGGGGGCCCCTGCCCCTCCCTTCCGGCCGGTCTTATCATTGACTAACACTTGCAGGCAGACGCAGATCTCTCTGCCTTTATGGAGACACCAGATTGGGAAAAACATTATGGGCCAGATCTCTGGGAAAACACGCCTACTTTGGAGGACTATTCTCCCTGGACGAGTCAATTGACGATGTCGAATATGCCGTATTCGACGACATAAACGGTGGCCTGAAGTTCTTTCCTAACTATAAAAGTTGGTTGGGTTGCCAGGAACAATTCTACTGCACAGACAAATACAAAGGCAAAAAACTGGTGCATTGGGGAAGACCATCAATTTGGCTATCTAACGAGGACCCAAGGACAAACGACGGTGTTGACATAGATTGGCTAGAAGGAAACTGTGACTTCGTTCACATCAGATTCCCTATCTTTCATGCCAATACGCACAGCCCTGACCCGTGATTCTCAGAGAACCGGGTGCATCATTTAGCTGCGTAAATAAATCACACACATACACATCCCCAAGAGGACTCTTCGGTGCAGCGTAATAAGTGCTTGACATGAGATTTCCAACTTCATTCCCAGCGTACCGCATAGTCTTATTCAGAGGATGGTAAATCTTGTAGGTCTTCATCACACCGGAATCATTACCACTCGTAATCGTACGAGTGACATCAGAATGTATCTTGATATTCTCATTCTGCAGACGTGCAGTAACAAACTGGCCAGGATTAAAATCGTACCCAACAGTTCCACCGAATAATCCACCGAGGAAATTATTCATGTTCGTATTGCTGAGAAAGGACATCTGCCTAAAATATCGCTTAACTCCCGCGGCAGTGATTGGCGCAACAGGCTCCCCGTGACTTGCAGTAGACGGCTGAAGTGGGTCAATATCGTAGGTACCAATATCACCCAAGTAAAGCGTAGGATCAACCCCAGTTGAGACACCGCCTGCATGCACCTCGAAAACAATACGACGCCACTTCCAAGGATCGGAAGTAGTACTCTGGATCAGCAGGTGATCAGAGAAGCCTTTCCAAAACACATCATGCGAACCACGATTCGCAGTGCCGTTAGACATAACATCGGACCGCCCCCTTCCAGTCATGAGGTACAAAGCACAGTTGTTCGTACTTCCAGCCACAGCTTCAGGCAAGAAGCTGACACCACCATCGGTGCTACTTCTCATCAACATTCGATCCCTTTTCTTGACGGACACCATGTTCAATATCCGCTTTCGAGTCAACCCCCTCTTGTGACTCATCTTTCTCGGTGAACGCCTCTTGGCGAACGAGCGACGGCCGTATCGGGAGCGACCACGACGGCCACCTGGCCTTCTCTTCGCGTAACTTTTCCGCATACTGACAACCGTTACGTAAAACGTCTGAGTACGAACAACGATCAACACCACTCCGGGTAACACGGCACATTTTGGAAATATACCGCGCACGGGCGCGCGGACTGCCCTATATATACCACACCAACTCCCACTCCCACCATGAAGGAATACAGTAT